TCAACTACAAGAGCACCGGTGTCTTTATTGGTAGATTCAGTTATATCGCCAATATTAATTGCTACGCCATCGGCAAATGCCCAATCAGCACCTTCTATTTCAAATCTATTATCAGTCGCTTCATCATATCTAAGCTTTACATCTTTATCATTACCAAAACTTAGATAATTATCATCAACAATATTAACTTCACCAGTTCCATTTGGATCTAAAACAATATCACCGTCAGTGTTGGTTGATAAAATAGTATTGCCATCAAGACGTAAGTTATCTACGTTCCACTGATCTACTTTTCTATTATTATCAAGAACAGCAACTATACCACCATCACTATTTCTTGTATTTGAAACACCAGCAACAGTACCTGGTTGGTGCTCCATCATGGAGGTATAATAATATCCACCTACTGGATTTACATTATTACCATCATCACCAACATAAACCCTATCTTTATATTGATTAAGACCGCCGTAACTTCCAATACCTGTTACATATGCTAATTCACCCCAATTTAGACTGGAAGGTTTGTTAGTACCTGAGGATCTTTTGATCCTAATAATACTTGCCATTTAGAAATTTCCCCCATTGATGTCTAAATTCTGTGTTGCCCCTGGTGTCAGGGTTAGTGTAGCGTCCCATTTTCTGGTAGCACCATTATAAACAAGAACCATTCCATCAAGTAAATTTGTAGCATTGACATCACTAAGTTCGGATAAAGACAGACCTTGAGCGCCAGCAAGCGAAGATATAACTTTTACAGCAGGTTGTTGCCCTACTCTGACCTTAATTTCTGCCATTTATAAACAGTTCAGGATCTAAAATATATTTATACTTCATCAAATCCAAAAGATTTAAATGAATTGCCAAATGAAGAAACAACTTCTTGTTGCTTAAAATATAATTTCATATAAGATTTTGCAATATTTCTTAGAGTATCTAAACACTCAATATTATCAATTTCGGAAGCAGCTTTGAAATATTCAAAACTTTTGCTCAAATTTTCTAAATTAATTTTGTCTGGATCCATTTGTAAGTTCTCTCAATAAAGATTTAATTTCATCAATATCCTTTTTAAGTTGATCTATCTCAGATCTTTCTCTTTGTTTTTGTTCTTTCAATCTCATGTATTGTATGTATCCAGATTTATCATTATTAAGGATAGCACCAGTATTACGGTCTCTAAAAAGATTATTATGACCTTCAACTGGTACTAAATCCTTGTCAGCATTAGTATTATCAGTCATATTACGCAAGAGCAATACATCTAAAATCTTTAAGTTTTACGGGAGTTGATTCATTTGTAGAAGACATAACAATTTTAATAGCAAATCCATTAAATTGTTCAAGATTATTTGCACTAAATTGATATTCCGAGAATGAATTTGGATTATTTGGTGCTACAAAAGCGTCTGCTCTTCCACTATTCTTATATTGATCAATTACAAAATCTCCAAATCCATCACCATCGGTGTCAAGTAAGTTATCATAACCTGGGAATGGTGTGTAACTTTGTGGAACATCACTTGAATCTGCTTTAAACAGACGATAGAAAACTCTAAAATCTGCGCCTTCCTGTCTATTTGCAGCAACAAGAACTCTTAGACTTGTTGCAGGTTGTGCAAGAGAAATAATCTGAGTAACAAAAACACCACCATGTGGATCTCCATTAATTCTATTTGATCTAGAATCAACTACATAATCTCTAATAGGACTATTAGATCTATTTCTACCAAGAACAAAAGTGGCATTTTGAATATCCATTACTGGGGATAGATTTTCATCCTCAGTCTTAAAGTCAACCTTCAATGATAATGACTTATTGGAAGGTAAAGTTGTCAATCTTGTAATTTCATTAATTCTGGAAGCAACCATTCTAGGTGTAGGATAATGCACTACCGTGTTTAATGGGATAGGATCATAACCTTGATCTAAGAATGAAACTTCAGATCCACCAGCACTAGTTCCAGAAATGGTTCTAAGTTGTGCAGATGCTGTGGTTCCTTTACCTGGTGTAATTATATTAAATTGGGAATCAATAGAACTAAATTGGTGATTTTGAGAAATTCTAACAACATCTCCACCAATAGCTTTTTGTGTAGCAAAATTAAGCATTGATGCACCACTACTTCTATCTGTTGGTGTAGTCCTGTCAACTTCTAAGAAGAAGTTGTCAAGATTTGAACTTTCAGAATTGTAGTAATTTGCTGGTGTATCGTGGAATTTATTGATTCTCATCAAAGAAACTCCACTAACTTCATATGGTTGTATAAATTCATTGGCATTGTGAGAAGTTTTCACAGTTCTGCCCTGTGCTCTACCATCAATAGTAAGTGTTCCAGCATTACCTGAAACTTGGGTAATGGCACTATAAGATACAACTTCATTATTCAATAGGGCATATCCACGACTTGTTGTTATTCCCTCAAATGTGCTAAAGATAGTTGTATTTGCAACCGATACTACTGTATCGTTTAATCCAAATGGAGCAGTTGTAGTAGTTTTTTCTCTATCGGGAAGAACATCAGTTACGTTAATTTTTCCATTTCCACCATGATTTGCATGATTATACTGCTTGATTCTGAAAACATTTCCAGAATATTCATTAGAGATGAGAGTTGATGAACCATTTACGGTTGCACCACTAGTTGTTCTAGAAGACTCTGTGTTTGGATTTGCATAGTAAACAATGGAAGTAGTATTAGTAAAGTTTTCACCCTGAACATTAGTGAGATAAATTGTATCCGTAGTTCCACGTGTTTTAACACCAAACTGAGCTCCACTACCAGATCCAACACTACTTGTAGTTACTCCTAAAACTTCACCATTTACATAACCACTGCCATTACTTGTAATACTATATGTTCTAATAGATCCATTAAGGAATTGAATTGTTGCTTGTGCGCCAGTTCCTTTACCAGTAATGGAATACAAATCAACATTTGTATAGGTTCCCGCAACATATCCAGATCCACCAGCAACTACTGTTGCTACTCCTACTGGACCACCAAGATTTTCAACAATACCTGTAATACTTGGGCTTGATCCCTGTCCAATTTTAGTTCCAGGAACAACAGCAGCATTAAGTGTGCCAGAAATTGGCAATTTCAGTTTTCTTGGTAATGTTTCTATTGGATTGTTTACCAATTTTCCAACGTTTGTACCTCTTGCAGTAATATCAGTATTATAAAATGTTACTGTGCCAGAAGGTACAAATTTTGCTTTATAAAGTTTGAATGTTAAATCTTGGTATTGGCTTGCGGTCCAGATAGTTCCATTTTGCGATTTAAACAAGCTACCACCAATGTATTGCTTAGTAACAACAACATTCTGAACATCAGGAAGATTTTGGGTTTTAACTGTCTTTTTACCCATCGTAGCAGTCCACATCTCATATGCATCAGATGCTGGGGAGAGGATAACAATTGCATATTCTCTTCCCGCTTCTAAGAATACAGGGGATGGGAAACGAATTCTTGTTGGAACTGGTTCTGGTATCGTAGGCTTATCATATCTACCCCAATTTGGATCTTTTAGGATATCTTGCATTTTTGGACCAATGGTTCCACTGTACACATTTTCTAAGAAATACCTAATGTCCGAATCTGAAAATCCTTGTGATTTTGCATAAGGATAATCATTTTCATATCCAAACTGTCCTGGTGTAAATCCACTAGCGGCATCATTAAATCCAGCCATACTTTTAACACCAAACGATGCTTCGGCAATGTTTATTTGATCTGGATTTAAAGCAATCTGAGTATAATCCTGTACCAAGAATGAAGTTGGAGTTCCTAATTCAACTGTTCTAAGTTCAATATAAATTTTTGCTGATGGATCTTTCGATGCAAAATACAAGTCAAAAGAAGTTAAGAAAGCTCCTTTTCCATCAACAGTAAACGATTGTGCAAGAGGGTCTCTATGAGGAGCCTTTATTTCAACCTGAACTTCAGTTGGTTTTGCTGCTGGTTTGGGTGGATTTCTAACGGAGACCCTACTAGTTTCTTGTGTTAAAATAGTTCCAGATCCACTATATGATCCTATTGCCTCACTAGCAAATACTGTTGATCCTGGAAGAGGAGTAACTCCTGGTGGAACGGCAGTAACTTTAACAGTTTTTGTTCCACTGGTGACTTTATATGGTGGTGGAGGACTTGAATTTGGATCTCTGAAGAAGAAGCTAGCAACAATATCGCCCCAATTATCCGAAATTAGTTCTGCTCTTGTTATTGTAGCAGTTGCACCACTTGTTTCACCAACAATAGTTGCGCCAGATGCAACATATCCATAATATTGTTCTTCCGTAGCTAAAACTCTTACACCAAAATTGATAAGTTTTGATGTTGCTGAATAGGATTCTCCTGGTGCTGGTCTAGTCTTATCATAAGGATCAACACTATAATTTTCAACAAGAACTGATGGAGATCCAAGTCCTGCTCCAATATCTGGTCTGGAAGTGTCGCCAAACTTATGATTTGGTTTTTGAATTCTAATATATCCAATTTGTCTTCCACCAAAATAAATACGTGCATTTTCAAAGACCTGGAAAGTTCCAGATTGCATAGAAATTTCACAAAGTTTTGGAACAATATCAACCTGTTGACTATCCAAATAATGATAATGCTTTGTGAATGGTCTTAAACCATTGGCATTAAAATAAACGTTTCTAGAACGCATAAATGGATCAACAGTTCCACTTATCTTAACATCCTCAACATAATTAAATTCTCTAGCAGGTCCAGTTAATTTAGGTGTATATTGTGTAGTAGTTGTAGTAGTTGTTGTTGTTAAAGTTCTTACACCCTTTTCACCTCTACCACCACCTTTATTATATGTTTCAGTTTCTGTTTTTTTATTAACATCAGTATTAACGCTTGCTTCTTGAACCCATTCTGCTCCAGTTGATTCTGTTCTTTGATCATCGATATAAATGGTTCTAACCCAATTATCTGATGCAGGATCAAGTACTACGCCACCAACAAAAACAATAACATTAAATGGATTTACATTCTCAACATTTGTTGCGTGAGGTTGTTCAATCCAATCAACTTCCGTATATGCTAATGTTAAAAGATCTCCGGTTTTTTGGATATTTGGATCTAATAGTTTTAAGTTCTGAGTTATATCTGTTTGTGTTCTATCAATACCAGGATCCAATGCCAATTCTGCTGGAATTGACCAAAAATCAACGGGAACAATACCAGTAGGATCAGATTTGCTAATGTCAATAGTAGTATATCTTTTATCAGCAAGTGACTTATCCCTAAAACTGGTAACAATAAATCCAGACTTAAATCTATTGAGTCCAGTTGCATCTGTTACTTCAAGCGTTTGTGCTTTAAGTTCAAGCATACTTAGACTTGTAACATCTTCTAGATTTTCAATTCTTTGTTCTAACTTTGCGATATCACGCATTGTAAATCTTCTATTATCCCTTAATAGAATTTTTGGATCTTTTTGGGGGTTATAAAGATATGCGGGATAACTAATTTGAGCGAGCTCCATCGCATCGTCAGAAAGAATTGGAGAACGAGGATCATCACTAGGTTCACCTTGTACAACTTCAACTTCTCCAAAACGATTGACAGTTACTAAATCAACTCTTGGTAAGTAGTAACTATATCCGATAAATGAAGTCTCATCTGGTGAAACAATATATCTAAAATTACTTTCATAAGATCTTGAACTGAATGCAAACGGTGAAGAAGTTGCCGTAGATGGATCAAATTCTTGAACTCTTGGTCTAAAATCAAGAATGTCAGACGCACGAGTTCCATCTGGAACAGTAGGTATATCACTTGAATACCTATCTTCCGTATATGAATTTACTGTGAATAAATCTCCACTATTTCCTGGCGCTATCTTATAATAATCAAAAATGATTAATAATTGACGAGATGGAATAGCACTTCCAGTCTTTCTTCTTATTTTTGAGTAATCGCAATATTGATTTTTATGTCCTTTATCTAAAATATAATTAGTAGTTCTATCAATATAACTACCAGGAGTTATTTGTTGAATTACTGCATTAATAGAGGATTCTTTAAATGTAACATTCTCACCAACTTCAAAATTATTTTCATTTAAATAAACGAATTCAATTGTTGACGCAGTTTTATTAACAACTTGTGCAACAGATCTACTATTTTGACCTACTATTTTTTCTCCGGTAATTGCATTTGTATCTAATGCCAATCCAGTAGCAAATGTTAACGTATCTAATACAGGCGTCGATGTATTTGTCGATTCGTATACTGCACGAATGTTGACAACATCTGGAACATTCAATGATACATCTTCATCTTCCACCCTAAGACCATAATACTTACTTGTGGTGAGTCCAGAAGCAACTGATCCTGTTTGTGTTGAAATACCACTAGTTCTAGTGACTGATATTTGTCTACTTCTTATGAAGTCTTTTGATTTATTTGTAACCTGTCTCTTATTTAATGTTACAATAACAGTAACATTTGATTGACTTGCTCTCAATCCTGTAAAGGTTATTGAGGTTCCATTAGATCCCAAACTAAATTTACCAGAATTTAATTCATCTGTTATACCATCACTATAATGGACAGAATATCTCTCAGCATCAAACGCCTCAAAAAATACGCTTGTAATTCCTGCACTAGAATCTAAAGCGTCTGCTGTAGTGATTGTTAATGATCCTGATCCATTTGTAGATCTTCCGGTAATTTGCTTTGTGATTGTAAGTTCGGATTGAGAAAGATCAACAGAAGCAATATTTATTTTTGGAAGATTTGCATATAGACCAGAGGAAACAAGATTTAAGATCTTTGGCTCCATCAATGAAAATACAGAATCAGTTGTTGCAGCTGGTAATCCATTATCACAAACTGACGTAACTGCATATCCAGTTGCAGCAAGAGTTAATGCAGTTCCGTCAGCAGAAATTGCTGATATTCTATTAAATGTTGGATCTGTATTTCCACTTTCTTGATACCTTATTATTGCCTCAGTTTTAATTCCAGTAGTTCCAGAGAAAAATCTACCAGGAGATTTTGCTGTACCACCTGTTGTGATATTTAATTTGTCAGTAATTGCAAAATTAGGAGGAGTTCTCTCATATAAAACTGTATCTGCAAAGAAATCTGTTTGTATTGCAGTATTCAGTGAATTCGAATCTTGATATACTGATTTAATATCTTCTGTTGTATAAACATTAAGTGCTTGAATAGCAACTTTAAGTTCTGGATTTTCATTAATAATAACCTGCTCACCAACTAAAAATGTTCCAGAAGTTTGAGATAGACTGAAAGCACTGCCATTTGGTTTTGCTGCAAGGTATCCAGTTGCACCACTGGAAAGACCTCTAACAAAAGAAGTTAAAGGAACCTCAGTTGTTGTATAATCTTTTGCCAGATAAAGAGTGGTATATGTTTGAACGTCAAATAGATATAGATCCCATACAGTGCTGTCACCAGAATATGCAGCATCTGAAACTCCATACCAATAAACTCTCGCTTCTCCTATTTTAACTCCACCACCACCTGCTGTTCCTGGACCATCTCCACTGGCATCTCTTCTTCTATTATAAAGTTCTATAATGTTTGCCTGTGTGGTCTGAGCACCGCTTTGAGAAGCACCAATATTTAAATAAGGAACTCCATGAACGTTATTAACCTTTAAAAGGCTACCCATTGCAAAAGGAACTAAGGCACCATCAACTTTCTTAGTTGTTCTTGGTTTTGGAACATCAACAACTGCCCCACCAACTAAATCAATATCAAATCCCTTAACGTATGCTGTGCCAGCAGACACTTTAACCGACATTAAATTATCGGTTGGAATATTACCTTGATCTGTTCTTTGACCTTCTACATAAAGACCACCATTACCAATTTCATTGTTCAGAGAATTGGCAACAGATATAGTAAATGGATTTATAGCATAATTTCCAGATTCCTCAAAAGTTCTTTTTGCAAAATAATCTTTAATTATATTGTAATCTGATTTATTTTGTAACTTTTTAATTTTTCCTTGATCGACCTTAACTAATTCTACAAAGTTTGTATCGTTAAAATCTAATAAATCTTTTTTAGACAGTTTAACACTAATTTTCAATCTATCTGCGCCAGGTGCAGCATAGTTTGTAAATCCTTTTGCATTATCATTTAGATCTGTATCATCATCTGATGAAATTATCTCTTCAAGAATATCAAAACCAACCCTATATGATGGTTCATTGCTATATGGATCTAAAACAATTTGGGTATTTGGTACATCAAGAAAAACACCCCTAATAAAATAAACACCCTGTGAAACTCCAACAGCATATCCAGTTGCTGTGGCATTTGTAGAAACAAGAGTTAAAACTGTATCTCCACTATTTAATGTTGTATTTCCGTATGTAATATTCTCTTCAAGTATTAATACTTCACCATCCACAAATTCTACACCTTCTCCATCATCTGCACCATCACGGTACTTGACAAATAGTGTTATATCCTCAACTCCTTCCTCAGGTGGTAAAAGATACCCTTTAATAGTGCCAACAACTCCTGATGTTTGGCCTCTTACTTTTGTTCCTCTTCCAGTATTGGCATTTTTTAATGCATCAAGATAGACTGTAACATCAATTCCCAGGTGATCTGGATTCACCTTTATAGTTGTGAAGGCATTGTCGCAAGTAACTCCGCCAGGAATTACCATAGAACCTTCTTTAAAAAGGTGACTTCCAAAAGATTCTATTTGATTTTGTAAAATCGATTGAAGACCTGTTAATTCTCTTGCCTGAACAGGATATCCAGGTTTAAAAAGAACTCGATAATAATTATCTGCCTTATCGAAATCATCATAATAAGGACTTACGTTGAGATTAGTCTTTTGTGGCATTGTTTAAAATTCCAGTACTATTTTGATGTCTTCTTTTTGGCGAGAATTCCTACTAATTGTAGGTCTATTATCAAGATAAATTGTTTCTCCTGATCCTTTATTTATTTCAGGAGTAGATAACCCAGATGTAAAATTAACACCTAAGTTAATTAATTTTGTTCCTGTTGGATTTGTGGAAATTCCAGAAAATCCAGTATCTATTGATGCTGAAAAACCGGAAGATTTTCCGATAACTTGATTAGCGGAAGATTCGAATGGATATAATCTTCCATTTGTAGAAATACCAACGTAATCTTGTTGGTCATAAGTTGTTTGATTATAATAGAGAGAACGATCTCTCAAATATTTTAAAACTTTCGTTTCACTATCCCAAGAAGCAACATATCCAGTTGCTTTACCAGATCCACTAGCGACTATTTGCTCAATTTTTTCACCAACTGTTGGAGTTCCAGTAATTGAAGAAAACTTCAATGAGTATAATCCGGTAAAAGTATTATCTGTGTAAATATTTGAAGATCCAAACGTAGTTGGATTTTTAATGATTGATACTTGCGCAAAACTAGTATCAATTGGAAAATCCTTTGTCGAATCATCAAATCTAGCATACACTAAAACTTTATCTGTTCCCAATTCAGTGTAGATGTCATATCCATGTCCCTGAGAAGGTGGAATAATGGGAACCAATTTAGCATTAGTTCCTGTTGAATTTAAATTTATAGATCCCAAATCAACTAAACCATAATTATAATTTTTACCACCAGATGTAACAACTGTATTTGTTATTTTACCGCCTTCAACATCTACTCTTACTCTACCACCAGATCCATCGCCAAGTATACTAAATTCTTGACCTAATCCGTTTGAGTAGTTAGCACCTGATTTTTCAATATATACGGTTTTAATTTGATTTTCGTTTACAGTAGAGTCGCCAGATTCCCTAACTGCCTGTATTTGGGAATCTGTTGATGTTAACCAACCGTTGGGGACCGTTATATACTCTGTGGAATCAAACTTGACAATATCACTTGGTGAGATTGTAAAAAGATATTTCCAAATATAACCATCACCACTATCACCAGCCCTTGATGGTTCAAGATCAGTAAATGTTGGTTCATCTTGTGAAACATTACCTTTTGGGTTAGTCCCACTAGAACCATTTTGAATACAAATATAAACTCTATAATCACTATTCATTACATAGTAATTTGTATCATATAACCTAGATGAATTAGTCAATGGACTTGGATTGATAATACTATAATCATCTCGATACATTTCGTATCTACTTCCAACTGTCCAATCTATTCTTCTTATTATTCTTCTAATATTTGCAGATGTGATTCTTTTACCATATAAAACAGTATCCGCATAATGATCTATATACGAAAAATTATCTACGGGTGAAGGCGGGTTGGTATTCCAAGTACTAGATCTTCCAAACCCAACTGCAGATGGGTTTGGTAACCCAACTGCAATATAATAAGAATTATTTGTGGACTCCACAGAATCTACAAAATTACTAGCATTCAAAATTCTAAACTGATCAGTAACAATTGCTGACATCGTTAAACGTTTTTTATGTATTTATATCTTGTCATGATAAGTTAGAAAGTTTTCTAATTGCACCACTATTTCTTAATCCAAATGTCCTTCTTTGGATAGTTGGGAATGTTGACAATCCAGCATCTACAACTAAACCAGTAACACCAATAGAAATTGGATTTGGTCTGATTGCAAAATTATATAATCTACCCCAAGAAATATTACCCAGAGGTAAAGTAGTAGAACCTGTTGTTGCAATTCCGACAATATTAGTATTAGTTTTAATATTGCAAATTATCTCAGCATTTGGACCAGAGTTAGTTTTGGAATTTACAATATAAACATTATCTAAGAAACTAGTTCCTATTCCAACAATGGAAGAATCAGAACTATTTACTGAAGTGACTCCAGTTCCAACAGTTGTATTGTATACCAATATCGGATATCCTGTTTGCAAATCATTAGCATCAGACGCATTTGCACGGAAATTAATTTTCAATGCTAATGGATGTCCACCAGTTCCAGTTGTAGTACTAATACCAGTAATAATACCACTAAATCCTTGAACGTTTGCAATTCCAGTGATTGTTTCTGTAGTTGCTGATGGAACTTCAACGATAAGATTTGGTGCAATTGTGTATCCAAATCCAGGATTTGTAATAGTAACGGAAACAACTTTTCCACCAGAAACATTAGCAATTGCTGTTGCGGTTGTCCCAATACCAATTCCTACACCTAGACCAACAGATTCCAATGCAAATGTCCCAACACCAACTGTTGGATTGGAAATTTTAATAGGAACATTTGTAGAATAACCAAGACCAGCATTTGTAATTGTAATTGCGGATATAGTTCCTGCTGCTGAAACTGTTGCTGTAAATCCAGCAGAAATTGGATCTGTACCCTGAACAATCAATCCATCTACGGAAGTGATCGTAACTCCATAGTTATTTTCTTCATAGTTGAAAAATTGTGCATTATCAACAAAAATATTAGAACTTCCTGAAGTAAGGTCTCCAATAATCTTAGCAGTTGGGTAAACATATGGTTCAAGAGAATCTCTGGTTTTGTAAACAATATCACCTTTAATATATTTGTCATTTTTTTGCTTAATCCATTCTATTGGTCTATAATAAGTTTCGTTAATACCAGTTCCAACATAAAGATCTGTTTCAACAGTATCTGATCCGATAATATCAACGATTGTTCTATCTCTTTCTTGACTTGATATTGATGGATAGAATGGACTTGTCTTAACAAAGACATCATCCCCAATTTTAATGGTTTCATTAACATCAATTAATGAAATATCAACTCCATCTTGACCAATATAGAAGAAAATATCGACTTTATCTGATGATTTTGGCGGTTCCGTAAATTCAAATGATGTACCACCAAAGAATCTATATGCATAGGATGGTTCTTGTATTACTCCATTTACAAAAATTAAAAGAACCGCATCGAGATTAATTGCACCAGAAAGAGGATTATTAGGATCAACTTCAAAACTTAACAATTGACCATTGTAGTATAATGGGAATCTTGTTCTACTTCCATTTTGTAAAGTAGATACACTGTCAATATAGTTCATTTCACCGAATGACCAAGATGAGAAGAAATCTTGGTAAGTTTCAACAACTTCTAATTTAAATTCATCCAGTGGTTGTGCATAATCTTTTGCAGTCACGAGACCAATTGGTTTAAATACATCACCAACTTGGAATGCATAACCAGGTCTTGAAATTTGGAAAGACTCAACTACAAACAAGGTAGAACCAATTCCAACAGTTGATGGTGAGGGTCCTATCTTTATATTCATCAGTAGATTTGATCCAGTTTGAGTTGTTGATCCGACACCAACTCTAGAAACACCTATTACTGGTAGATTTTCATATATTGGTTCTGGTGTTCTAATATATGGTTCAACATAACCAGATCCAGCAGTTACAACTGTAAATGCTAATGTACCACCAGCACCAACGGTTGCTCTAATACTTGCAGCAACTCCTGTATGATTTGAATCAGTAACTGCTATTGAAACTGGATCTCTGTACCCAGAACCATAATTTAAATCATACCAAGGAAAAACAGTACCAAGTCCAATGTAAGAATGTGGTAAAGTGCTTGTTCCCACATTTGCAGTAAATGACTTAGCAGAGAGAATTCCGACTATATCGTAAGAATAATCTAAACCACGTGAAGGGAAATAAGAAACAATACCAGCACCTGATGGGCAAGTAAATCCTAATCCAACTAATTTTATTCTATCACCACCAACAAAATTATGATCAGTTACTGTCGTTATTTCAATAATACCAGTTTGATTGTTATATGATGCTGTGCTAATTGATTGTCCAGGTCCAGTATGAGAAATTCCAGTTATACTTACGATAGATCCAGATCCATCTAAAACTGCTCTTACTTTTGCTCCAAGTAGGGGAGCATATCCTAGACCAGGTGTAGAACCAAGTGAAACAATTAGCCCACCTCTTGGAAGTTGATTTTGGTTGATATCAAAATCTGACTTAATATAAGTTCCATCAGTTGAAGTAATACCAGTAAATACAACACTAGAAATACCAGCAACATTGTCATTTACAAATTCATAGTTATTTCCTGCATTATTAATAGTTGTTGGAGTTTGGAAGACACCATTAATGAACAATATACCATTGCCGATGGAAACACCAGTTGTATTAATTCCTTCAACAGTTGTAGTATAAGTTTTTCCAATTCCGGTAAATTGATCTGAGATGTCATCAAACACCATATTTGTGTCATAATTTGATCTTAAGAAAGTTCTACCAGCATACTGTGCTCTTACATAAGGAAGATTGCTTGCATCTCTTCTTGCTCTCGTGTTTCCCTTTGGTGGATCTGCAAACCAAATTTCAGATCCAACTATGTTGAACGATCCTCTATAAACTTGAACAGTCGCACCATCACTATGAGTTGTTGCCGTACTTCCAACCGATGCTCTTACAACAGAAACTGTTGGGAATGTTGCAATTCCGCTGGCATTGATAATTCCAGTAATATTTCCACCTGTGTTGGAACTTACGCCAACTTCAACAACCTTCATGTATTCATCATCAATTTTCAATATATCTCTTGGTTGAATTGAAGAAATGCCACTTAAATTAAAAGTTGCAATACCAACACTAATTCCACCACTGTTGTATTGTAGTTTATGTGATATTGGAGTAAATGTAATTGGTTGCTGAACAATACCATCAAGAGAAATAACACTCTTTGATAGTTTCTTTGACATATCCAATTCATGTGCATTTCCAAGACCAGCAGATGTGAAGGTTACTGCAATCCCCAATGCTGCATAAGATTTTTGAGTTGCTAACTTAAATGTATCTGGTGTGAGAGCAATAGGATATACTTTTTCTGGTAGTTTATCAGTTACAATTCCAAGATAATTTGCAGTTGCACCAATACCCATTGCACTTTGACCAACACCAATAAATGTTGATCTTGGATTATAAGTTAATTCTTCACCGGTATTGAAGAAGTGGTTTCTAATGGTAAAGATTCCTGTTGCAAAATCAACTGTGGTAGTATCCGATGGGTCAAATATTTTTTTATAAATTGGTACACCTTCATGCTTTAAACTGAAGTTAACTTTATTAGCTCTCGTCCCATTTATACTATCATATGCAGAAAGGAACAGTCTTTGATTTGTATTTCCATAATTTAATTGAAGTGGTTCATTGTCGAAATCGCTGTAAGTATATAAAACTTCATTAAATCCTTGAACACTTGTGTTTGTGTTTGAAGAATCTGGATAGAAATTTAGATAAAATTTATCTCCAAAGATTTGTCCACCAAATGTTCCAAGACCAGTTACATTATTTGCAGGTGAAAATGGACCAGGAACGATCGTAACGTTCTCAGTATCGTTCAAAATAGAAACTTGATGAATTGCGGAACTACTACCAGATGAAACTCTTACAATAGATGAAACTGATGTTACCAAATTCAAATCAAAGGTTCCAACTACAATAGATGTTGTTCCAACTCCAACCGTTGATTCTAATTTTGCACTTCTTTCCGAACCTGCTGGTTGCCCACTAACCAAGAATCTATATGTACCTATGCCAGCACTAGTTGCTGCAAATCCAACAATATTTGCTCTTACATCAATAACATTATTTTCTTCATTTTGAACTCTAAATGAAACAATTCCAGCAGTAGAATCATAAATTGCAGTTACAAGACCAATAGAAGATGAACTGTAAGATTGAGTTTTAGTATCAAAGTAATACTCACTTAAATGAGTATTAGATCCATCAAAATCTAATGCCGCTTCAATATAGTTTACTTCTTTACTTAATGTATTTGTAACCTCAATGTTTGCAAATAGACCATTGAAATTGGTATTAGAAAATTGTGCAATAGTTCTTATACTATTTGCTGTTCCTACAGTAGAAATTCCAATAATACTAGATCCTATCAAATTAATAGAACCAAAAGCATATGTTCCAATTCCAGTAGATGGTGCTGCAAATGTTTTTTTCAAAATCTTAATATCATGATCTCTATCAAACCTATTTGTTGGTGTAAACAATAAGGTTTTTCTTCCAGAGTCGTCTACATTGGCGCTAAATTCCCCAAGTAATTCATCTGTATATGCTGTATATTTTTCAAATAAAATAGAATCTAATGTAGATGTCTGTAAAACTAATTCAGTTATTTGGGAATATAATGTGTCTGGATCAACAACCTGAATAGTGTATCTTACATGAGTATCAATAGCATCAATCTCTTCTATTTCAACAAAAGGATCTTCAAATCCTCTGCTAGAAAATCTATTGCTAATGTCATCATGTATTAGTACTCTATTTGTTCTACACTCGGTGTAATCGGTTAACTTTTTATTTTGAATTTTTAAGAATTTGGATTGCTCTGGATTTGTTCTTGTATCATAATCAACAACGTTATCAAAATTATTAATAACGTCTACTCTTCTCTCCTCTATAATATCAAGAACAGCTATACTATTTGTAGTTCCAGAAAGTCCTACGGAAGCTTTCGTTGCGGAAATAATTCCAACATCAGCAAAATTTTTCAGTCCAGCGGGGTGAATAATGCTGTTTACTGGTGATGAGGACTTATCCCATGTTATTGGACTCTTGATAGAATATGATAGATTTTGATAATAATCATTATCTGGTGTAACTTGGTAATCTTCGCTAAGTTTACCAGTATCATTTCTCCATCCAATATTTTGTTTTGATGAATAATCAACTTTAAATCTAGATTTATTTTCTTTAATAGAAATTACATCTGCTATTACGCCACTTATTTTTCCTTTAATTTGATCACCTTTTTTAAGAGAATAAGATCCATTAACCTTAATAAATTCATCTCTTATTGCTGACACAAACAAATCCTGTTCAGCGAATCCTGATCCAACATTAACGAAAAGTTGCTCATTTGAAGCAAATTTTGCTCTCTTTTTAATTATATTAATTTCTGGATAATATTTTTTGTTAATAATGGAGGCATATCCAGACTGGAAAGTTTTTGCTATACCTGGATTTGTTGATAGACCAGCACCAAGCTCATCTACAACTGCAAAAGTTAATACCGCTGGATTGGAATTGACATAAGATTGTATTTTAAAGAATCTATAATCATAATTTTCCGAATTGTATCCAGTTCCAGTGCTACCATCAATTAAATCAATACCCTCAACAAAAATTTCATCACCATCAGCAAATAGTGGAGATGAGAATCCTAAAATTGGAGTTGCTAATGTACACGTCGCTACACCAGCATTTCCTGTTACAATAGAACTAATTCCAACACCATTAGAATTATTAATAGAAATTATTTTATGTAGATCTGATTTTAATCCATATATTGGTGCTATTTGTTTTACTTCAGATATTGCACCACTTGGAGTAATTGCAACTAAAGAAGAGTTATCAATAACAGTTTTTGTTTTATCATTCCAAAGTAGTAAATCTGGTGCAGTTAAATATCTAGATCCACCAAAAACTATATCAATTTGATCAATTGTATCTAAATTATCTAAATTTATGATTGGAGAAATAAATGCCTCTGGTGTCAGTGTTTTGTCTGATGGATATTCGTAACCAATGTCTTTAATTCTGACATTTTTAATTTTTCCAATTGATGTAGATATTGCCAAGACATTAGCATTTTGACCATTTTCACTTTCAATATTGGCAAATTTTGGAAGTTTTTTGAAATTAAATCCTTCTGAAATAATTTTTACCTTTCCAATCGTTCCATTTATAGCTGTTGAAGATTTTGTTGAATATTCTAACTTATCAGTTTGGTCAACCGTATATTTTAAGACAGTTGGAACTTTTGAAGGGGATATACTGAATGAATCTGTTGAAACCCCAAAAATATTGTAGGTCCCATTATATTCACTATTCACATAGTTAATTTGTGAATTATTTGCAACATCTTTATCAGATGTGCTTATATATCCAGATTTTTCTAGTGCATAGAAAAGTTTAGATGGTAAATTCTCAGTATATTCAATTGAAAGTGCTGCTGTTCCAAATCCAACTGTACCAATTCCAATAACATTAAAATCTCCTGAATCGCTTGTACTTATGAATTCATCAGTAAATTTAGCATCTTTGAAAATTTTAAGTTTATACCCACTCAAAGACGAATCTCCGAGATTAAACTTAATAGTAGAATTTTTAACTACATCAATACTCGGATTTATAAGTGCAAACGTATGAATAGATGCACCAGTTCCTACAATATTTACAACCTTTTGATTTGGTGGGACTGTTTCATAACGGGTTTCTGCAAGTCTAAATTGACTACTACTATCTCTAATTACGTAATAAGATCCAGTTTCTAATCCAGAAGCAACTTGTGTACTGTTATAAAATATCTTATCGCCAGTATTGTACCCATGATCTGCTATTGTAATTGTATTTGTTGTGATATTGATCTGCGAAGAATTAATCCCAATTGGATTGATTAATAACTTCTTCTCATCTTCGTTAAATGCAACTGTTAAAGCCGATGTAGTTCCTAGACCAACAACAGTATTTGGGGATACTGTTAACTTGATAGTATCTCCTTCAGATAATCCATGAGTCTGAGCAACACTTATTGTAGTAACTACTCTATCTACTTGTCCGGTTACTTGATTGTAATTAGTTTGTAACAGATACTCAGAATTATTTGACCCATCACTGTAAAAATATAATCCCTCACTATTGGTTGTTAACCCAACCTGAGTTACTAATCCAACATAATCCTTCCCTTTACTGATTATATAAACATCAGATGTTAATGTAGTTGTGTTTGGAATTTGGAATGTATTCAGATTAGATGGATCATTTCCAACAATCAATGAATCAACACCTGCAAGGTCGGATTTTGTAAATGTAATTCTTTGTCCGGTCTTAAAGGGGTGATTTGGAAGATATATGCTTCTATATGGAATCGATACTGTTTGAGTAGTAACTCCTATTGTAAATTCTTTATATACCGCTCCTCCTGGTGTAGTTCCAACACCAACAGAATTTTTTGCATTAAAATAAACTAAATCATTATTTTTAGACTCAAATAATGGAATTTTGGATTTGCTCTTAATAGAAATTCTATCACTTATAACATTTAAACTACTACCGTAAGTATGTGCAACTCCAGAACTTGCATATCTTTTAACTCTTAAAACTCCATTATTGTAATCATTCAATACTCTTACAGTTTCTGTACCGAGATCTGATCTAATAAAAATGCTACCTCCAATAGAAACTGTTGGTCTTGTAGAAACAAAAATATCTTCTATTAATCCACCAGGAGTTGAAGAATAACTATTCATGGTCTTTGCAAGACCAACAGTTTCAGTGGTAAATCCTATTTTTTTAGATCCAGAAAGATTAATAATAGATGTTGAAAGTCCACTGATTAAAACTGTATCATTGTCGATTAAATTAAATCCAGATCTATAATGTGCAGAAACAACTTCATCTGTACTCCATACAAAGACACAAGGAGAATATGATTCGAAATTTGTTTCAATCTGAGTAATGTTTTTACCTATTAGTTCAGAAATTTCTGCTCTGAGTCCGATTCCGCCAGTATCTTCTTGATCAAAATTAATTGTTTCTCCAATTTTATATCCAGTTCCACCATCAACTATGCTAATATCATTAACATCACCTTTTTTAACTGACTCAATAACACTTACTTGAGGTAATACTTCATATGGCTCAACTAGAAAATCGTAATTGGCATATTTATCATTAAGTTTATATGGAAGTGTATTCCTAATGAGATTTGAATTATTAAAATCAAAACTTTGATCTAAGTAAGAATTTTCCTGTATAAAGGAAGACTTGAAAGTATTTCCAATAAAGTATGGGTATAAGGGTTCAAGTTTATTAGATACAATACTTGTAGTTACACCAGCGAAGTAAGCATAAACTCCATTTGGAAACTCGGGAGTTTTGCAGAATCTTCCATTATGTCTATCAAGATCACCATTACCATCATATTCAAAATCTTCAATGAAAAATCCAGAAGAGAATGATGGTCTATTAGAAACTTTTGTGGTATTTAAACTATAACTTGGATTTATAATTCTAACGCCAGACTGAACATCATCTGGATTGGAATATCCATATGGTCCATAGATTGGATTTCCATCATATGCCCATCCAATAATTGGGGAATGGGAAACACCATTATCGGAATAATTAGTTGCCAAATCTTCGGAATATCCGTATATTCCATATACAAGAGAATTGTCAACAAGATTTTTATTAAGACTTGAGAATATTTTTGGAGTTCTTAATCTTGAATATGCTGCGTATCTCTCTGCGTCATTGACTGTAAGATCTCTAACCTTTACATCAAATAGTGCTCCAGAACCTTTTGGTTTTACTTGAATTGTTGCATTAGTTGAACTGTAACCAATGCCAGAGTTAATTACAATAACATCTGTAATTTTTCCATCATTAATTACAGGTCTAAGAATAGCACCAGTACCATCACCTGTTGCATTTAAATCAGGAGTAGAATAATATTCAGAACCCGTACTTAAAACTTGAACATCAATAATTCTACCATTTGAAACAATAGGATTTAATTGAGCATTTTTACCATTCTTTAATGTGATTAAAGGTTTTTTATGTAGATTTAATGTATTTGATCCATATTCAGTTCCATTCTCATACAGATAAGATCCTATAATCTCACCAGTGACGATTGGAGTGAATGTAAAATTGCCGGTAAAAGTTGACCCATAAGAAACATTGGCGTTGACTTCAATTGGTGGATATTCGAAAATGTGATATCCAGATCCTACTGATTTAATATCAACGTATTTGCCTCTTGTAAGATCTGTGGTTACAGTAGCTCCAATTCCTACGTTAATTAATCTAAATGAATCTGAGTCAATTAGATCTATCGAGTAATTGGTAGTAGTTGATAATCCTGAAATTGAGGTTCCAGTTGTTGAATAGAATACAATATCACCCGAAGAAAACCCATGATTCTTAAATGTAACAGTATTATATTCAGTAGAAATTCCTGATGGTTGGACTCTTAATTTTCTGTATTGATATCCAGATCCACCTGCTAAAACTTTTATACTTCTAAGAGTATTTTTTGATACAGTTCTAAATTTATGAATACCTGCAAATGAAGTTGAAGTTGAAAATCCAATTGTATTAATACCAGCTAAGTAATCAGATCTTGTGTTAAAAAGTTTAATCGTTCTGGTATTAACAAATTTTGCGACATACTCATCGCCACTCACCAAAGTTCCAGTAGGAGTATTTGAAATATCTCCAAAAGTTCCAACTAAAATAGGATTGTTTCCATTTTGATTGTAAATTACTCTTTCACCATCAGCAAAATTGTGGAACGTTGTGAAGGTAATAGTTTCGTCAGTTAAATCAACTCCACCACCAATAGTAAGTGCTCTACTATCAAAATCAACTTCTCTAAATCTTTCACCCATTACTGGTTCTAGGATGCATCCAGATCCATTACCACCAGTTACAGTAACTGAAAGAACCTTATCAATATCAAAATCTTGTGGATCAACATAAACTGCTTTTACAGTACCACTAATAATTGGATCAACAAGCGCAGTGACTCCTGTTCCAGTGGTAGATCCAGTGGAAATTGTAATTTTTGGAGGATTAACAACATCATAATCTTTACCAGAATTTAATACATCAAATTCCTTTATAGGTCCATAGTAAATTTTATCAAGTGATTCTGGACTAGAAATTTCAACACCATCAATTAAAATTCCAATTCCACCAATAGTATTATTAATCGATCTTCTCAAATCAGTGCCTGGATTTGAAGAAATCTTTTGAATTGGGAACTTTCTTAAAATCTTATTTGGCGATATTGATCTATCTTCATGTTTTTTTAATGTAAATCTATGAATTCCAGATGTTGAATTCTCAGAAAACTTGACATATTCAGACCCACTTAAAAGTCCTTTCGAGGCATATAATCTTATACTATTCGATGCAACTACTTTGACATAGTATTCAAATCCAGATACTAATCCAGAAAGTGGTTCATCAGAAGTATATACTACTATATCACCATCAATAAATCTAACATTTGATGGGAATTTAATTATTGAATATGCCTGAGCAACATTATCATAGTCATCCAAATAAGTTGAAGATCCATTAGGTATAGAAGCATCTATAATTTCATCATTGATTTGATACGAAGGTAAAGAATTTGATGCAACATAACCTAATTTATCACTATCGCTATAAACGTTTAAAATATTTGAAATATAATTGTTATTTCCCAACAAGAGTGGTACATTTAAACTACTCGATTTTTTAATTTTTCTTCGGATGTCATAAGACTGGGTTGAACTTGGTAAAAATCCAGAAATATTACTTAGAATAACTTGGTTTAAAGCACTATTGATGTTGGTAACTACTGCATTTGCAGAAGCAATATTATTAGTATATGCATATAAAATATCAACAATATCACCCTCACGTAAACTAGACTTATCAATCACACTCAACAGTGTAAAAGTTGATCCAGAAATATTTGATACTTGATATCTTGTGCTTGTATTGTAAATCCAAGAATTTGCAAATATTTCTTTATAAGTCCTATCTTCCGCTGGATTTTTAATTACTTCTCCAAGATTTTTAACCGTTAGTTCTTCACCCTCATCTACAAGAGAGATATCCCCAACCTCTTCAAATTCTGAAATAACACCTGTTATGCGAAGATCAACTCTTTTTGATATATCTCCATTTTCATAACCATAGATCGTTTCATTTGATCTAATGTCTGAGGCAATAGTTATTGTACTAGTAATTCCTGTACAACCAAAAAATTGATTTATACTCTTTGATGTATATTCGATTATATCATTTCCACATATTAAAGTTCCTGTCTGCCCAAATCCAATTGTAGAATCAACAGGAATAATTGAAGATCCTACTGAAACTGATTCTAAAATTCTTGTTTTACCTGGAATTGTAAAAATACCTTCAATTAGGTCTCTTTCATTATATCCTACAAATAATCCCAACTTGTAATATGTTTCATTATTTCTTGTAAAAACTTCAATATCAGAGACTGATGCATTTGTGTTTACATCTGTCGATTTAAATATAGTTTGACCTTCTAATTTAAAAGGATCTCCAGAAATATTTTTGGCTACAACAAGTTCTCTTCTAATATAATCGGCAGATGATGGTTTAATTAATCTACCTTCAAGATCTAAAACAATTGCATCTGCACCATATAAAACTTTAAATAAAATTTTAACAGACTCTTCAATACCTTTTGATTGGTAGAAGTTTCTTGCATGTTTAATAAAATTACCTACATCAAGATCAGAAACAAAATCATAATTTTCCAGTCCAGGAGTAAATGTATACTTTAACTTTTTATAAAATTCTTGTAAGAATAAAACGCTTAAATTGATTACTTTTGAATTTTTGGTATGACTTGCTTCAGTTGTCTTGGAAAAAGTTAAACTTTGTTTGTTGACGTTATCATCAAAACTTGATATGCCAACATTGTTGTAGTTTGTAATTCCACTAAATCCACGAATACATCCAGTAAAGGTATTTGTCGTAATACCACTGTAAGTGATAATTTCATTATCAATTTTTAGAAGTCCATATTCGGATGGAAATCCTTTTGTTGAGGTGACAGTAATAATTCCAACAGAAGATGTTACATCATATGATAAAATTGTTTCTCCATTAATAACTTCTGGAACCAAATTATCAAGCTTTAAATACTGATCTAAATTTTCAACAATGTCTACATTTCCACCTTGAAATTCTTGGGAAATGTAATATTGTTTGAAGAATTCAGTTGCTTTTGGAAAATCCGAAACTATAAATTCTGGAAGTTGACTCTCAATAATTTTATTGATTTGTACTCTCTTCTCAAAATCTGACATATTTTATTTCCTCTCGATTTCTCCGTTAGAATAACTTGAAGTATAGTAGTCTCTTGTAAAAGTAACTCCGGAAATATCCTCTCCCGAAGCAATAACATCTCTAAGCATATTTATCTCACTATTTGAAATATCAAAACTCAAATACAGATCTTTTAGTCCAACGACATCATTAGAATCTGGGAACGCCTGAACTTCAATAATTTCATTATCCGCAACAGTTGAAGTGATGTTAATTGTATTAACAATGATTTCTCCATTTGTATAATCAACTGTGCCAATTGATTTTAGAACAACCTGATTTTGTCCCTTTTCTGTCGGTAGAATAACTGCCAAATCACCCATGTATATAATGTTTCCATTTCCATCCGTTTTACTATCATCCAATTTAACAACTTCTTTACCGTTACTACCAATTACTATTTTTGTTTTTGGAACATCTGTGAAATAGACAATATCATCAGAACCTTGAACTTTAAATCCTGTGCTTTTGATATTAAATCCTTCTGGGTTAATATGGAAACGATTTCCAAAACATAGTTCATATTGTGCAAATTGATTCACAAGAACTTTCATATCTCTTCTAATTCTTACCTTTGTAATATTAGAAGTAATTGAATTATCAACTCTGTCAATCAATTGTACAACTTTACTATATTTGAATCTACCACCAAATCTATTCATATCAACATTTTTGGAATATTCAGTCAATGAAGAAATAATCGATGTTTTTAAATCATCGACATTTGAAACTTGATTTACATTATAATAAACAGTTGAATCAATTTCAACGTATAGAACTTTAAGATCAACAATTTTTTGATTAATACCTGCAATAGAATATTGTTTTAATCTATTCAAAATATTTTGCTTATCAAAATCTGAAACATATGTTCCATTTTTTGGTTTAATGCTAATCTGAACCGTTCCAAATTGTGGTGGGATTAATTCTTCACCACCAACAACTGCAACAGATTCTGCGTTTGGATAAATCGATTGAATGATTGCCTCATAATCCCTTGACGTTACTGCTCTATACTGTGCAGAATAAAGTCTTGGAGCAAAATACTTAACAGATGCTATTGGTTCAATTTCTCCACCATTTGATGACTTTTCAATCGTATTGATTGTGATAGATCCAGATGGAATTACTCTGATATTTGAGGCATCAACAAAATTTCCCTGAAAATCAAATACAGTTGCACCGTTACCTCTTTCACCATCTGTTACAATGTATTTTGCAGTAATAACCGAATTATTATCAAGTTTCTTACCAAAATATCCATCACCAAAAAGAAGTTCATATTTCTCATCCTGAACTTCTTGAACCAAATAAATTTCAGAATTCTTATCTAATCTTAGAATATTATCTACTTTATAATACTCTCTACCAACTCCACTATCATTGATACCCTTTACATAGACAACAAGTCTTGAAATATCAATGTTTGGGTTTTCGAGAATAAATCTTTGATCTTGAGAATTATCAACGGTCCATTGCTTCGTTAATAAGTTTCCTTGATAAATGTAAACTGGTGAAGTTGATGATCCAAACTTTGCAACTCCATTCTTTACTGTTGTCGTAATATCTTCGGAAATCGAAAATCTATATGATGTGTTATCATACGATCCAACACATACCAGACCCGCTTGAAGCGTTAGAAAAGCACTCGAGGTGCTAGTAGGAACCTCAAAGGTAACTGCCGCCCTAGAAGCGGTTTTAGAGCGGGGTACGTACCCAATGTTTCTTGCAAGAGAGACTACATTTTCTCTAACAGTTGCAGAATCCAAGAAGGATTCGTTAACAACCATGTTTGAGTTGAATGCCGTAATATAAGTGTTATATGCAAGAGTATCAATTAAAACAGAGAAATTAGACCCTTCAAAGTCAAAATCCGTGAAATTTGAATTTGCACGGAGATAATCTTTGATCTGAGTTTTAATCTGATCGAAATCTAAGTTCGTAAACTGTGTAAAAGGCATTTTATCTTGTTGCCTCTAATAAGAATGTAAATTGTTGTGTTGGAAAATCTTCTCCAATGATATCAAAAATGACAGTCACTTCGAAAGTATTGTCATCTGGCCTTGCATCAACATTAACAACTACATTATCTACACGAGTTTCAAAATTATTAATTGTAGTTCTAATTTGATCCTCAATTACTCCTGCTGTACCATAATCTACAAATTCAAACAGACTTCTACGAACATTAGATCCGAGAAGAGGATTGAAAAACCTTTCTGTTGGAATTGTTTCAACCAAATTTCTTACAGACCTGGCAATCGCTCTCTCATTAGATAAAACAGGCAGATCTTTTGTCACAGGATGAGGTTCAAAAGATAAACTAATATCCTTGAATGATCTGGATATTCTTGTGACTGCCATTGATGGATAGGTTTTCTTGCTTTATTTATACCTAGTGCCAGGAAGATCCATAGTTTGGTTCTGTTCCATATTCCCAATCATCATAGTCTTCATCATTACGAATTTTTTCGTGCAATTCAGTTTGTTTTTTAAGGTCATGACGTGGTGCAGAGTCGTGCATGACCTCTTGAATCACTCTTTTTGGTTGTTCAGTATAATCAGTGATTAATTTTGTGGTTCCCCACATTGAATACATGTAATTTGAGTCTCTATCGACTGGTAAATTAGACATTTTAGCTCCTGTTTTAAACGAATAAAACAGAACTTTTATAAAGGAGGTTGCTATCTCCTTATGTCTATTTAACGATCGACTTCACGCAGCGAATAAAAGTCCGAATTGAGATATTTGAGTATTTCTAGGGCGATTAATTTGGGATTTCCTTCACCACAAGTGTATACATCCACTGCCAGACACCCATTTTCAGGCCAAGTGTGGCAAGAAACATGACTTTCGGCAAGTGCAATCACGACTGTACAACCTTGTGGTATGAAACAGTGTGAAAATACGTTCAAAACGGTCATTTTCGCACGTTCAATACCTCTAATCATGACGTTTTGTAGAGATTCTACGTCATTGATCAGGTCAAAATTAACATCATACACCTCGAGGAGCAGGTGTTTGCCCATTGAATGTTGTTTCAACTCAGGATTTTGTAAAAATTTATTTATTTTTGTTCCAAATCAGTGATTTCGTACATATAATGATCTGATGTTTCAATTTTTCTTTTATTTTCGACAGAATAAACTGTTAGATCTATTTCATAACCAGGATTTTTATTAATTCTGTTGAATGTCCATGCATTATCATACCAAATAATGCGATTATTTGGATATGCGTAATAATTTCCCGTTTCTACCTTGAATAAATGGGCACATTTATGTTCAGGTGTCTCGGAAAAATTAAGATCCGTAACACCTTTGTTTTCCCAAGACCAATCAAGGGTAAACATATAAGTTCCAACGACTTTTTTTCCATCAGGACGAACTAATTCTGCCTGCAATCCTGCAAGCCGCGCACGTTTTTGGACATCGATATAGGGAGAAAAGCAGTCCCAATACATAATGTCTTCTAAGGGTTCGATTGGTGCATCTGGTTTCCAACAAAAAGCGTGAAGAGGACGACGAGTCCAATTCACGCCATTTTCAAGAAATGCCTCAAATAGAGGAACTCTTTTTTCAATACTTGCAACACAATGTACATCACATTTTGTTACTTCACCATGTCCCATTTTATGGTTAAAAAGAAATTCGTTACGAATATAACAAGACCAATCTGGAAGACTATGGTTTAAATATGCCATGATTAACCCTTACCTTGTCCTCTATACTTTTTACGAGCCCCATTGCGAGAAGACGCGGCATATTTAGTTCCCCCTCCATCGCCTTGGCGAGACTTTTTAGGAGGACCAGGAATATAAGATGTGCGCTTATTCAGTCCACCACTTGCTTTTGCCATTGTTTAATTCTCCAAATAAATTTCAGTGTCAAGTTCGCTTGGATTTGGAGAACCTGTCTGATAAAACTGTTGAGACAGATCCTCCATAGTGTCGAAGTATTCTTCCTCTGTAAGATTCTGAAAAATTTTACGACCCTTACAGAGAATATTATACCGCTCTTGTGCCATGTCAGATGATTCGTGACTTTTCGTGACCAACGCGAATGCGAGGATCACACCAGATTTCAAATCCTGCTTCTTTTGCATCCAAACAGAAGGATACGTCTTCTCCACACATGTCTTGTACTTCACCAGACTCAAAGACTTGCATCTTAGGAGCAAACCAAGGATACTTCATGTCCGTATGTTCAAAGACACCGTTCTTAATCAGAACCCAACCAAAACCAGTGTAGTCAACAGTAAATGGTTTACGACGCTTTGAAATACTTTCACCAGTTTCATGATTCATCACTCCACCATTGCCTCTAAAATCATCTTCATCGAGCCAATGTGCAACAGAGGTCGTTTGACCATCTTCGGTCATATACCAACCAGCGGCAATGTCCTGATCCATCAGAATCAGTTGCCAGAACTTTTCGGTATTGAAGACAATATCACTATCAATCCAAAGTTGCCAATCATATTTCAGTTTACCATCCCATGGCTTCTGATCGGGACCACGAAGAACATTTGCACCAAGACACTTACAACGTGCAAAGTTCACCATAGAACTATAATCTTGTGAGATCTGAATACTTGCACCTGCCTGTACTAGATCAAAACAAAGTTGAACAAAGTTTTTTAGAAACGTATAAGAAACACCACGACCAGGAAGACAGAATACAATTGTCTTTCCACGTACCATTTCTCTTGCCTTATCGAAGTCCCATTCAGGTTCTTTTGCGACGACTGGCGATTTTGCTTTTACAGTAAATCCTTTTGTCATAACTTGATTAATTTACATTCATATCATACAATATTATGTAGCGGTTGTCAATTGGGGATCTCTTCGTATCTTAGGTCTTCAAGACTATAATCAGTTTTCATAATACCGACCATATTACGAAGAGTCTTCCAAGTTACATCAAATTCTCTTTCATCGACAGAGTGAAATAAACACTTATCTTTTGCATAGATATCGTATTTTTTCATTCACTTTCCTCTGAAAGAATAATATCATTACCATCTAAATTAAAGGTAATTTCTGTGTCCTCATACCAGGATAATTCGTTGATCATCCATTCTGGTATTTTAACCGAATATTCACCTGTAATTGGATCAACCTCTATGGGGCGTTTTTCCTCTCCGGATTTTTTTCTCATTCTCTGGATTATATTTTTGAATTATATATGATTATTCAATAATTAAGTTCCAAATCATTGTTTTTTTACATCTAGAACTTGCAAGATTTGAAGCGATACGACTTACGGTTCTATTTTTATTTTTCATTCTCATATTTACAAAGTCATAATTCTCTTTTACCCATTCTCTAAGATTATATCCTTCCCATTCCTTTCCACTTAGAGTGTCTATGATTTTATAATATTTTTTATTTCCTTCTGATGCATTATCAAATCTGCTGATCCACCTCAGATTTTTGTAATGATTGTTTTTCTTATTCTGATCAATATGATCTATTTCAGTATAATTTTGAGGATTTGGTATAAAGGTTTCTGCAACTAATTGATGAATACTTCTTTTAATTTGTTTATAGTTTCCATTCTCATCATATATTGAAATGTTTATACATTCATAACGTAATTCTGGATATTTTGGATGTCCTCTAAAAGCAGGTTTTAGATAAATTAAACCATATTCATTTACTTTACCGTATTTTCCAGTTCGATCATATTTTCCAGGTTTGCGATATGCTCTACCATCTTCTGTAATATAATAACCAGGATACTGAGTTTCCTTCATATCCTCAGGAATTTTTATTTCTGGATAATTATAAGTCACTTTTTCTTTTGGTTTACCTATGGGAATATTCCAATTTTCTCTTGGTTTTTTCAAGTAAACCCATTTTCCATCTTTTTTGATGAATTGTGCGCCTTGCTTATTTGTTTTAATTGTTCCTTCTGGAAGTTTCTGTTTTCCCATGATCAACCTTGTACTGATAAATTTTTTGCGAAAAATTTTTTGATTTTGAATGTATTTGAATTTATGATTTTGAAATGCCTTTATGATTTATCGCGCTTTCGTAACACTTTGTAGACTCAGGGATCCATTGCGATTTAGAACGACCCCCCCCCTTATACCCCATCACGCGCCGCGCCCGACCCCCGCACCCCGCGGGGGACCTGCATCCTCACGAACGCAGAGGGGGGTCACCCCCGCCCTGCGTGTGCCTCAGAGTACTGGGCGGCGATGGCGGTAGCGGGCACTCCCCAATGGATGTACTGAGAGGGGCGGGATCCGTTCTTCAGTTGATCAGCGCGGGAGATCCACTTGATCTGGCGGGTCTGGAGGTCAGAGCACATGGCAAGGGGGAAGCGGGTCATCGGTCTGAGGTGTGAACTGAGAGAATTGTAGAGCACGAAGGGGGCAGGGGTCAATACCCCAGCCACGAAAGGAACTCACCCGCATCCACGGGACCGAATCGGGCGGTCACCCCATAGTCGGTTCGGAAGTCATCCCACAGACCATGATCCTTTGCTGCCTGGCAGGCGGCGGACCAGCGGATGCACCCGTTCTCATCGGCGCAGTTCCAAACGATGGCGGGGAAGGTGGAGCAGTGCATGGGGTTGTCTGAACTGAGAGTATTGTAGCAGATCAGGGGTTGAAGCGGTCGGCGTAGACCTGTTCCAGGCGGTATGCTTCGGATTCGCGGGAGTCGCTGTCCAGGTTGCCCTCCAGAGTTTGGCGGCAGTGGATCAGTTCGTGAATCAGGGTCACCACGTATTCAGAGCGGGGCAGGTTGCGCTCCACTTCCACCAGGAACTCCAGGTCATCCTCCTGCTGCTGCCATCCTACCACACCCTCAGAGGTCAGGCGCTTATGATGAACCGTGATCGCCGCGGCCCCCAGCAGCGGTTCCTGATCAAGCATGAAGCGGTAGATCTGCTGTGCCAGGCGGGGGCGTTGCTTCTGTCCTGAGGTGAGCAGCATGGGTCGGTTGCGGATGAGAGTATTGTAGCAGATCGGCGGAGCGGGTCAGTACCCGTTCAGGAAGTCCGCCAGTGCCTCACGGTACTCTGCCTCCGTCTCAAAG